CTTGAAAGCCTTGTTAATGATTGTCACTGTATTGTTTTTCCATTTGTGATATTCAAGTCTTCTAAATATCACGTCCTTTTCAATCTGTGTCTGTAAAAAAGCTGCCTCCGTTATCTGTCCGCTTGCGTCAAATGCCAATGGGAAGAAGCTGTCTGCCTGTATAAAGTCAAATTCAATCTGCCAGTCATTGTCCTTTCCGTCAACTTCATTTGCAACCAAGTATGGCTTAATAACAAGCCCGCCTTTCGCGATACCATACTCTAATTGCTTGCGCAGTTGCTTCTTTAGTTTCTTATACTGCTCATTTAAGTATTCCGCGCGTTTCGTGCTGGTAACTGGCTTATCAACTGTGATTGTTTTTGGCTCCATTGAAGGTATTATGTTTCCATACTCATCAGGCTCCGGCTCCGTATAATTCGGATTTACTTCTTCAACTTCCTTTGTGGGAGTGGTTATTTCACTCTCAAATTCGAGGAGTGCCGTTCTTGCCTTTTCACTGGCTATCATAGCAGGAAGTCCCAGTGAAACAATTCTGACGGGGTCTCCAAAACTGGGCTCCTTCAACCAGGGTGCCTGGTTTTTATACATATCCGCCCACAACTGAATTGCATTCTCCATCTGTGATGACATAATGGGAGTGATGTGAAGTGTCTGTTCAATTGTTCTTGCTCCTACCATTTTTTTCAATATCTCCTTTAGCTTTGCTATAATGTTTGACCAAAATGCCATTTTATTTGCTCCTCTTCCTAATTATAACATAGATGAACTAATAAATACAACTATTATCTTCTGCGCTTACCCACTATAATTACAGGCATTTTCGTAATTCCGTTCATATAAGCTGCCACTGCCCTATGAAGTCCTTCCTGGGCATCACTATTGTAATTGATGTACGGTGTGTCAAACTTTACTCCACTCTGCATCATCCGTGCGTATTTTTCAGTGTCTTTATCACCAACTCTGCTTCGCAGTGTTCTTTCCATTGTTGAATTGGTGAAGATGTAATGTGCGCATTCGTGAATGTACTGTTCCGGACTCATTTCAACAACTTTTGCCTGTCCGTTTTTTAGTTTATCATCAATATATGATGTTGTGGACTCCCTTGTCTTAAATCCAGGATATTCTCCGGACGCTTCCTTAAATTCGGGTCTTCCATATTCTTCTCTTTGTTTTTTGGAATTCTGTTCATCGTAACGTCGCAATACGTCCTGTCTGATTTCCGCTTCCTTTTGAAGTTCTTTTTCACGTTCGTGAAGTTTATCCACTTTTTGTCTTAATTCCGCGGTGTCCGGATGGTCCTCATCGTTAACAAACATCATTGCTTCCCTTTTACCCAATGCCTGTACGAGTTCCGGGTCCAAATATTTCATCTCCGCCTTCTCAAGTTCCTTGTATGCTTCCACCCATCTGGAACCTGCCGACTGTCTTTCATCCCACGTATCTGAAAGCCATTTTTTAGCCTCCTGAATTTCAGGATTGTTCGTATAACTGTTTTTTGGTATTAAGTCCCTGGAACTTTTCAATCCGTTCTTCTTAACAACTGTGCTTCCTCTTACTGCATTTCTTTCATTTGCCTGCTGTCTGTTTTGCTCAATTTGTCTTTCCCTGTCAAACCAATCAGTATTAACGTGAGCTCCACTCTTTGTTGTTATCCAAGGCATTTTTCAGTTCCTCCACTAATTCTTCGTCTGTCCAATACTGGGAACGACAGGGTTCCTTTCTGTCCTTCGCTCCACTTCCTCCGCCTATCAAATAGTCAATGTGGTCAACAAGATTTGGCATTATGTTTAATGCTATACAGTCCGACTGAAATTCCTTCAAATACTGTCTGAAAGCCCAGTCGTCGTTAGCCCCGCCCTTCCAGTATCTTTCATAAACCATATTTCCTATTATGTATTTATTCACCCACTCACTGCATTGAATTGCCCATTTGTTAGGAATTCTAATGCAGGGAAAGCTGAACCACATTTGTTTGCGACGTACTGCACCGCATTTTTCCTTAATGTCTCCGTCATACAGTTTACTGCTAAAACCACACACAAGTCCGTTATCATACCATTCAGTTCTTTGTTTGAAGTCCCTGCAAATAATCACGTCGTCCTGTAAATGCCAAGTTCCTCCAATATCGTCCGGACAACTTGCGAACGCATTCATACACGCCCTCAAGTTTCCTTCCCGCTTTTCGTCATTGTAAACGCTTATATCCGCCTCATTTATCCCTTGTTCCTTCATTGACGGTATTAAATACTGCTCGACGTACCAAAGCCTCCTGGGATATGTGTGTATTAAGTATCGTGCCATATTATCTTCTCCTGTCCAGTTCCGTTTGACATCCTTTCCTCAGCCAGTTGTAATAATACATCAAACAGTCAAATTCAACAATTCTCAAGTTCTTTGAAAACATCTGTCTGTGAAACTGAACATCACTTTTTGAATGAACGTTTGCGAACTTTGAATCTCCAATGCTTTTACGCTTCCAGGCTTTGTTCCATACTGCCACCCAGTAACATCCGTCAGGTCTTCTCGGTCTCGCATACAGCCAGTCCTTGAAAATAAAACTGAAACAAAGTATGTCCGGCTCCCTTTCATCCCTTAATTTCCTGTCCAGCTCCGTCAAAACGTATTCGTGCATCCACCAGTCATCGTCGTCCATAAACAGTACATAGTCTCCCAGTGCTTCCTCTATGCCTTTGTTCCTCGTTGGACCGTCGCAGTGATTTTCAACTGTAAATGTCCTGGCTCCGTATTCCTTTGCTATCTCCTCTGTGTTGTCCGTGCAACTGTCGCATACGACGATTATCTCATAGTCCTTGAATACTTGTTTCTTTATGCTGTCCAGGGCTTTTCGTATAAATGATGATGAATTGTAAGCCGGTATAATTATGCTAAATCTCATTTTATCCTCCACCACTTTATGGCTGCCTCTGCCGTTCTTCCCATCACGTCCGAATAACTGCCTTCCCGGAGGAAGTTGTAATAATATACTGGTATGTTATAGATGTCTATTTTTGGATTCTTTTGCATTATCAGTTTATGGAACGTTGCGTCTCCGTCAGGCTTCACGTTCAGGAATCTCGTGTCTCCTATAAATGAACGTCTCCACAACTTGTTCGTGCAGTGTGGGAAGTATTGTCCGTCCCTTCCTGAAACTGGGCCTACCACTCCAATATGTTTCCATACCATATCATATGCTATTATGTCCGCATCGTTGTTCTCCGTCCGTCTCATTAACTGTTCAAACACGAATTCGTGAACGTACCAGTCATCTGCATCTATAAACAGTATCCATTCACCTTCACTGTTTTCAATTCCGAGATTCCTTCCCAGGCATTCATTATGCACGTCCGCTTCTATCACTTTTGCTCCGTATCCTCTTGCTATCTCGGCAGTGCTATCATCACACGCATCTGCTATCACAACGCAGTCAAAGTCCTTAAAACTCTGGCTGCATATAGAGTCAAGGCATTTGGCTATATTCTTTTCCTCGTTATGGGCTGGTACAATGACACTCAGTTTCATTTAGTTACCCTTTCTGTTTGCGTATTTCTGTAATGCGTATCTAACTGCATCAATACTGTGGTTATTTTCATCCGGATACGCACTTATGAAATTCCCGTCCCTATCCTGTTCGTATTCGTATTGAGTAAATTCCTTATAAGTTTCCGGACATCTTTTTGCGTCTATGTAAATATGTGATAATCCCTGGAGCCACTTTATACCGTATCGTACGCTGTCAGGACCTTTGTCTGCCCCTCTTATGAATGCTCCGTACGCCTTGAAGTCTGCTATTGATTTTTCCTCCGCGCTGTCAGCTATTACCAGCTCGTCTTTGCGCACTTTCTTAAGCTCGTTGTATAAAGTGTCAAACACAACCTTATTCCTTGTTTTCACTGTACTGTACTCGTCAAATATGTATAAGTCCAAATGCTTTTTATCAAAGTACATTCTAACATATCTGAACGGGTCACGTGCGAAGCCCCAGTCAATTCCATTGTAAATTTCATCAAATGTCTGCCACATAGGATACTGCCTGTCTCCAATAGTAACAAGTTTCTCCATATCAAGATTTGACGAATTAGGAAATACGTCTCCGCCTGTACCAACAGGAATTCCAAGATATTCGTGTTCGTACGCCTTATAGTCCTTTGCCTTTAATTCCTCTGCTTCCTCCAGGAACTCAGGTCCAAGCCATTCCGGTGGGACTTGTAAGTATGTACTTCTAATTACCAGTGTTGATTTCCTGGGCTTTATTTCGAAGTCTTCCACATATTCATTCGCCCAGTTGTTTTTTGAAATAGGAGGGTTGAAAGTACGAAAGTCCCAAAACAACTGACCGCCACGTTTCGTTGACTGCGTTACTTTACGAAGTTCAGTTGGTCCTGCATACTGGTCAAGCTCCTCAAACCAGTTAATTCCTATATATCCAAACTCAGGCTTGATTGATTTTACTTTGTTCGGGTCATCCAGTCCCATAAAGTATATCTTCTGTCCAGTTGGTATATATTCAATTGGTGTACTGTAATTTTTTGGTATTTTGAAAAACTCTTCAAGTCCTAACTGATAAATTCCCCAAACAACTTGAGGAAATATTGACGTCTGTATTGTATTTGCTATCTTCCTGAAACATACTGCGTGGACATTTGGATTTTGAATTATCAATAGTGGTATAACAATTCCACCAACAAATGATGATTTTGTGCTTCCACGTCCTCCTGGGAAAATGTATCTGCTATGTCTGTGCTCCAGTATGTCTTCCAGTACATCAAAGAAGTCGGGTATGATACAGTTTTTCAGTGATATGTTAACTGTTTTCACAACCGACCTCCTTTATTCCTTTTTCCAATCAAGTTTGATGGTAATACTGTTATCAGGAACTCCTTTTATTCTGTTATCAATATCAATTGTCCGTTTGGCTATCTCGTTCATAGCCTTTAATCTATCAGCCAATGTTGCATCAAGTCCAAACTGGTCCTTCACTTCACCACGTGCAATAGCTGAAAAAAGTTCCATCACTTCATTGGCATCCATAATGGCTTTCTTTTCCTTTTTATCATTCAATCGCTGTATTTCAGCAGCCACGTTAGGCTTTCTTATAAGCTTTGAAGCTTGCACCATACAAGTGCCTTCCGTCTTATAGTTGTATCCTGCCTTCTTTATTGATTGAAGTCCGTTGCCTGTTTTTATGTATTCTCTTACGAATGCCTTCTCTTTTTGTGTTAGTTCCTTATCAGGACTAACTGGTTTCTTTTTTCGTCTTTTTTTGGTAATTTTTTTATCATCTTTTTCAGTGTTTTCTTCTGTTATGTTTTCTGGTATTTTTATTCTCTTTTTATCATATTTTTGAGTTTTTGTTTTTGTTTTCTTCTTTAGTGTTTTCGGAGTATTGTTTACCAACTTCTGTTCTTTTTCCTTTAT